CCGTCAGAGCCTTTCAACCGGTCGAACCAGCGTCCCTGTTCGTCGAACGACTCTGCGACCTTCTCAATGACCGTGCGATGGACCAGCAGGAACGCTGTGCCGGTACCGGCGCACTGCACGACTTCGTCTCGCGGGTAGTCCTCGACACCGGTAAACCGTTTGTGTCCGTCGGGGTGTTCGACCCAATCAAAGATGGTCGGCCGTGCCACACAGTGGTAGCCGCCTAGCCCGTCGGGCTGCACTTCCTTCCACGCGAAGCACAACGCGCCAACGATCGGCCGTTCGACCGGATCTGCAACCGCTAGCAGCTCGTGCAGCGCGTTGCAGTCAAATCCCATGTCAGCATCTATCCACAGACACCATTCAGGTTTGGTGTCCAGTGCCAAGAACTGGTCCCACACTTCGTTGCGTGCCTCAACGATGCCACCACTTCCGGCACGCATCGTCAGGTACTGGCCCAGTCGTTGACCGTTGGCCATGTCAAACATGACCATGCGTAGCAGCGACTGGTGGAAGTTGTGCCCTACCTGGTTCGGGTGAAGGTAGGCCAGTACTACGTCGTTACTTGGCACGACGCGTCGTCCGCTTCTCACCAGGCACAGCGGTAGCAGCCTCGGCGTCAGCCTGGCCACGTCGAGCGGCCGGCGTTTCGGCATAGCCACGCACAACCCGGGGTGTGTCCACGAACAGGTCCGGGTGTGCCTTCACAAACGGGTCTGACGCATGCCACGGTTCGTCAGCGGCCAACACCACCTTGTCGCCATGCCATTCGGTTACCAGGTTGGTGACTGCGTACTTCAAGTCCATGTGGTGTGATCCCTTCGGAGAATGCAACAGGGTGCCCGGCCGGAACCGGACACCCTGTCACTGTAGCCGTCTGCGTGCTGCGCGTCGGGCTACTGGTCACTTTACCCCCTAAGGGGTATCGGATCAGGTCTGCTGTAGGAGACGGAAGTCGGTGTCGACGACCGAGTCCGAACCAACACGCTTGTAGGCGAACCAGCCACGCTGACCAGTCGGCCGGCCGTTGGTCCCGCTGACCAGGTGCGGAATCAGCTCCAAGGTGAGACCGACACGGTCCACGATGTAGAACTGACGGAAGTCACCGACTGCGAGCACCGACTGTGCAGCGGTTGCCCCGGTGAAGTCGGGGAAGTAGCTGCTGATGACGACGGGACGGCCCTTCAGGGTGTCCACCTGGCCGGTCAGGTCGACCGTGGAGTCCGCACCGTACGACGAACCGAACGCACTGATGTCGTTCGCAACGTCGGCCGACATCACCCAGGTGGCGTTGGCCTTGGCACGGTCGGGGAGCGCCGACCAGACCTTGCGCAGATCGGTTGCCGAGAACGAACCGTCGGTGGTGAGTGCCACTTCAACGTTCGTGTTGGCGTCCAGCGCAGTGATGATGCCGGTCGGGGCACCGGAACCGGAACCCGTCGCAAAGGTGCTGGACTCCAGCTCGTCAAGGCCAGCGGCCAGCAGCGTTGCCATTTCGTTGGCAAAGCTCGGGTAGTCGCCACCGATCTCGATGGAGTACGGGATGAAACCGCGTGCCATGTAGGTCGGTACGGTCGGCTGCGCCAGGGTCGGGGAGTCGTCGGACACCTCGGCACCCTCAGCGTCGAACGACCAGGACACACCGGCCGACGACACGCCACGCCACTCGTCGTTCGTGATCGTCTTGATCGTGGCGATCTGGCGGAACGGGTTGAGCGACTGCTGTGCCGTCAGGATGACCGACGGGTCGATCAGGATCGGGACACCGAAACCACCGGCCGTGTCGGTCAGCGACATGGCACGGAACTCGTGCCACGCGTTGAGGGCACGGGCCTCCTCCGACGTGAACACCGGCATGGGCTGCGTCACAGCCTTCGTCCAGGCACTCCGGTAGGCGTCGTTCTCGGTGAGCAGCAGCCGCTTGGCGAGGTTGTCGCCACGACAGGCAAGCGAACCAGACCGAATCAGGTTCTCGACCTTGTCGAGCTGCGCCGAGTTCAGGTCAACGACGGCCTGACGCTCAACGGTCGCCAGAGCGGCGGAACGGGCCTCGGTGGGCGACATGGCCGACACGTCACGGTCCAGGTTGCTGGCGTCAGCGGCACGGGTCATCACGTGAATGGTGTCCGGCACAGTGCTGACGGCCTTCTGTCGCTCGGCAAGCTTCACCAGCTCGTCGATACGGCCGGCGACCTCGGACAGCTCGGTGTCGAGCGAGTCGACACGGCCACGGGCCTCAGCGAACGTGGCGTCTTCCTCGGCGGTGAGCGCCGAACGGGACTCAGTGACGGCAGCCTGAGTGGCGGCCTCCATGTCGGCAAGTGCAGCGCCACGAAGCTCGATCAGCTCGGCGTGCTTAGCCTGAAGGGTCTCCAGGTACTTCATGGGTTCTTTCTCCTAGAAAGATCGGTCAGAGCCTGCGCCGTAAGGGTCGCACGCTCTGTGTCGGTTGAAGGGGCAACAGGTCCACGGCCGTCGGCCGGTGCACTCGTCTTTAGTTCGCCGCTTCGGTGGTCCACCGGAAGTGACCGGAGAAGGTTTTCCACTACGTGAGTACCAACTCTGTCTGCCAACCTAACGGCAAAACCGGGATCGGCAAGCATTTCGACAAACTCGTCTGTTCGGGACCGCAGACCGGCCGATGCAGCGTCGTAGGCAGGGAACGTGACCGGACCAAACTCCCACAGCTGTGCGGAACGGATTGTCCGTTCAGGCAACATTTCCGGGTTCAGGTCGGTTGGGCTGGTCGGGTTGTGCCACTTTTCGTCACTGATGCTGAACCGGAACGACGCACCCAACTGGCCGGCCTCTAGCGCCGGTCGCAGTTCGTTCACGTAGTCCGTATCAAACAGTTCAACTTCGTAGAACGCGCCGCGAGCATCTTCACCGAACGACACCGGCACCCCTAGAGGCTTGTTGCCGATCGACGGGTCTTTGCCGTGGTCGTACAGAACACGAATCTTGTCGCCGCGATCAGCGAAGGTTTGGGAGAACGCACCAGGTGCGATGCGCTCCAAGAACCGGCCTTCGTACACGGAGTCAATTTCGGTGAACGTGTCGAACACAGCAAAGTGTCCGTACATCGTGTTGCCCTCGGTGGTGCTGGCACGGAACTGTGCAGCCTCAGGGACTGCGAGGGCACGCAACAGGTTGTCGGTCGGGAACTGTCCGTGTCGCTGCTCGACGGACGGACGGACACGAGAACGTGACGACATTTCCACAGGAACCTCCACGGTGGACTCTGCGACCAGCTCGCCAGGAATGATCCACAACTTGCAGACACCTTCCGGGGCGACACCTTCGGGCCCGACCTCGACGACTTCACAGGCACGGCCACCTTCGTAGAACAGACACGACGCGCACACCAGTCCGTCTTCTGCGAACGGGGACACCGGCACGTAGTGCGCACCGTCAGGTCCGTTGTCCGGTCCCCACTTGCCGAACAGTTCCGCTACGGACTCGGTGGCCTCATAGTGCGCACGTTGCCTCGGGGTCACCGGATAGGTCGTGTCGTCAATGCTGCGTGAGTTCATCGGAGTTAGCTCCTCGTCGTCCATGTTGTCCATGTCGAGTACTTCGTTTGCCCAGGCACGACCAGGGTTGCCACCCCATGCGGACCATGCGACACGACCAGGTGTCGGGTATCCGGGTTCGCCACTGTTGAACCCTTCGGTTTCGGTGTCGGGCTGGTGGCGGGCAAAGTAGGACCGCATGCGAGTAAGGGTGTCCACACTGACGGGGTCTCCGTCTGCGAGCTGCTCTGCGCGTCGTCGACCAACTGCGGTAAAGCCGTCACCGGCCAGTCCGTCTTCGATCCACTGCACGGCCTTGGCTGCTTCGTCCTGCACGTCTGCCGGTGGCGTGTAGGTGTCGTCGGCTGCACGCGACGCATAGTCGTCTGACGCGTACAACGCTGCGACCTGGTCGGCTGCGTCGGCCTCGGTGACGTGGCAGCCTTCTAGTTCGCCGTCTTCCTTTACGACACCGAACGGCCGGCCGACCGGACAGGCCGGATAGTCCGCAACAACTTCCCACGGCATCAGTCGACCACCACGTCAGTACCACCGTCGACAGTGTCCAACGGTGGTTCATCTTCCAATGCGCGTACTTCGTTGATCGTGCGCCAGCCGTTACGTAGCGCAACCTCATGTGCCGCATACCTGGTCGTGGTGTCGGACCTCAGTAGTGCGTCACGGTTGAACCGGACTGTTTGCTGACCAGGTAGCAGAGCCGAAAACGCTGCCTCCATACGAACCAGGTACCGGTCCAGGCTGTGCTTCAGGTAGTGCAGGTCGGTCTGCGACGCATTCTGATAGGTGATCGACTCACCCGACATCGCTGCGTAGATCATGCCTGGTGGCACACCCCAACGACGTGCGACCTGTACCGCTGACAGTCGCGCAGCCTCGACCAGCTGTGCAGACTCCGGGTTCGACTGAATGGCCTCATACTTCCAACCAGAACCAAACACCGCGGGTTCACGCGAACCACCTTGCGTTGCCTTCATCCACGCAGATTTGATCTTCTGAGCATCGTCGGCCGTAATCGCCTGGT